AGAGGAACTAAATAAGTATCAGGTGCCTTACGACTACAAGAAAACTGACCACGAGGTGCATTTCCATAATTACTCAACGATTTTCTTTATCCCGATGTATCTCAGCTCCGGAGGCAGGAATGAGAGATTGAAATCATCCACCTTTGATTGGATATGGGTAGAGGAGGCAACTGAGTTTAGTTTTGAAGACATAAAGGATATTCTTGTGCCAACTTTAAGAGGTCAGCATGGTTGGAGACAGATGATTTTTACCTTTAACCCACCCCCAAGAGCGAATCATTGGATTTATGAATGGTATGATTTGCAGCACAAGCGAAAAAGAGCAAGAAAAGTGCATTTTGCATATCTGGATAACCCATTCTTAACTGATGACTATATCGAGGAGCTTGAAAGCCTGAAAGAGTATGACGAGGGGCTTTATCGGCGATATGCATTAGGTGAATGGCGAGTTGATATACAGGAGGCTTTGATTTACACGAATTGGGATACTGAACCACTTCAGGGAGAACCTGCTGAATGGATTGGTGGCATTGATTTTGGATTTAATAACCCTTCTGTCTTTTTGCTGATTGGTTTAAAAGAGAACGATGTCTATGTCCACAGGGAGATTTATGAACGCAATCTGCTTAACAAAGATTTTGGTGAAAAGATTATCACTCTCTTAAAGCGACACAATTTGCCGTTAAGTATCCCGATTTATGCCGATAGTGCTGAGCCTGATAGAATTCAGGAACTGTGTAATATGGGGCTAAATGTTTACCCTGCTGAAAAGGATGTTAATGGTGGTATCAATGCACTTAAGAGAATGCGTATCCACATTGACCCTGAATGTGAGAATACGAAGCAGGAAATCATGTCTTACGAGTGGATGAAAGACAAGGATGGAAACCTTTTAGATAAACCTATCAAAGCATTTGACCATTCGATGGACTCCCTAAGATATGCAGTTTTCACTCATTCAAAACATATTAAACCGTTTTTGCAAATAGTATGAGGAGGGATAGATGAGTATAAAAGATTTTTTCAGGTCTCTGTTCTCTAAGCAAGACAGAAAGCCAACCGTGCATGTTTACGGTTATGAAACATCGCAGGGTAAATCGCAACCCCTGGATTATTCAGATTACCTCAGTGCTTTTAACGGTTGGGTCTTTGCTGCCGTGAATGTTATCTCAAATTCTCTGGCAAAAGTCAGGTGGAATATTGTAAAAGAGGCAAAAAACGGTGAGCTTATAGAAGTAGAAAGGCATCCTGTCTTAAAATTGCTTGGTAAACCTAATCCCATTATGACCCGGTGGGAATTGTTTAAGCTGACTGACATTCATCTTGAACTGACTGGTAATGCTTACTGGTACCTTGCAATGAACAGTTTTAATATCCCTGCCGAAATCTGGGTTATTCCACCCGACCGTATAAAAGTGGTCCCTGACGAGGAAGGTCTTATTAAAGGTTATCTTTACGATTACATGGGAGAGAAAATCGCTTTTGAACCCAAAGAGATAATCCATTTCAAATTCCCGCATCCCACAAATAGGTATTACGGCATGGGAGTTTTACAAGCGGTGGCTTACGAGCATGACACTGATTTATATATGAAAAAGTATCAGTTGAGTTTATTTAAGAACCGTGCAATGCCAGATGTGGTAATCAGAACTGAACAACCTTTAACACAGGAAGAAGCAAGGAGACTGAGGGCAGAATGGAACGCTGCATACAGGGGTGTTGATAGAGCTGGCAAGATTGCAGTTGTGTCAAAGGCTCTTGATGTGCAACCTCTGGGATTAACACCGAAGGAATTGGAATACCTTGAAGGTAGAAGATTCTCCCGTGATACGATTCTCCACATCTGGGGAGTGCCACCTTCTAAGCTTGGGATTGTGGAAGATGTGAACCGTGCTAATGCTGAAGCTAACGATTACACATTTCAGAATGAAGTAATCTTGCCACGCCTTGAACTTATAAGAGAAGTCCTGCAATGGGATTTACTTAATCAGTTCTGGAAAAAAGAGAACCTCAAAATCGAATTTGAGAGTCCTGTTCCCAGAGATAAGCAATTCAGATTAAAACAGCATGAAACCTATATCAAAAACGGTGTTCTGACAATCAACGAAGTTAGAGCCGAGCTTGGACTTGAACCTGTGGATTGGGGAGAAGTCCCTCTCATGCCCTTGAACTTGTATCCTATTTCTGCACCGAAGCCTGAGCCTGAAAAATCAAAGAGAATTGAGATTGTAAAAGAGACAAAAGAAATCAAGTCTATGTTTAAAGATGAAGCAAAGAGAGAGCAAATCTGGAAATTGTTTGTTGCTCAGACTGCACCGCTTGAAAAGTTATTTACTAGCCGTCTTTAAAAAGCCTCCATATATCACTCGCCATTTGAGTATCAGCAAATCTTGCCTTGAATTTCAGACTTTTACCATCATGCTTTACCCATAACACTTTGCCGATGGGAGGCATATCATATCTGTGAGCCCATAATAGCACGGGATTTTTTCGGAAGTTATCCAGCACCCATCCACTTGCTTCGATTATGTCTCCATCTCTATCGAGTGTCTCCGTGCTTGCATAAGCAACAAGAGTGCGTTCATTTTCGTTGATTTCCTTGACAAATGCTTTTGTATAAAGTTTTTCCTCCATTACTCATTACCTCCTTCTTTTAAAACGGGCAGGAGAGTGCATCTGCAATTCACGATGTTCCCAGGCGACCCGTTCGGATCACCGGGGAATTTGAGAGCCTCTCCCCCTATATCAAAAACTTCATTAAGCTTCACCGTCTGCCCATCTGCAGCAGCGTGGGCTTCTCTGACAAGCTCATCCCTTGCAGTAAGCCATTCTTTGTATTCGACTACCTGTGATTCCTTGAATGTGTCTTCTATGCCTGCATTCGTTGCTCCGATTATCTCTGTTCTGGCAATTGTCCTTGATCTCGATTCTGTTGCAAAATCAAATACATTCCTGACTCTCTCTGCGATTTCATCAATACTTTCACCATTCTGAAATCCAGCGATAAGTTGCTGTTTTAAATCGTTTATCGTAGTCTGATTTACTTGCTCAGCAAATCTCATTGTTTTATTCCTGAGGAATTCAACAGCTGCAGGATTGTCTACATCAAAGGAAACTTCAATTCCCATCAGTGCAATAGCTCTATCAATCCCGGATGCATAAGCCTCCCTGTGCAAGTCTTCCAGTCCTTCCTGCAAAATACGATTCCATTCCTGAATATCAAAAATGATAAAATCCACCAAATCATCATAGTCTTTTCTTTGCACATTCAGGAAGGACTTATACTTGAACAGGTTTTCAAGGACTTCTTTTTCCTGCTTTTTAAACAGCTTCCTGATACGGCTAGTAAATAACTTTTCAAGCGGTGCAGTCTGAGCAACAAACAATTTCCAGATTTGCTCTCTCTTTGCTTCATCTTTAAACATAGACTTGATTTCTTTTGTCTCTTTTACAATCTCAATTCTCTTTGATTTTTCAGGCTCAGGCTTCGGTGCAGAAATAGGATACAAGTTCAAGGGCATGAGAGGGACTTCTCCCCAATCCACAGGTTCAAGTCCAAGCTCGGCTCTAACTTCGTTGATTGTCAGAACACCGTTTTTGATATAGGTTTCATGCTGTTTTAAAAGAAGGAGGTAATGAGTAATGGAGGAAAAACTTTATACAAAAGCATTTATGCCGTATGTATCGCTTGCATCAGGTTGTTCATATTGTGTATTATCAACTGCAATCTCTATATTTTTCCAGTAATTATTGGACAGGCCAGACCCAAGAGTACCACCCTTTACCACAAGAGGATCTGAATCCTCATAAGAGGGTGTCAGCGATGTCACGGTTGCAGATTCGGAACTAAACAATCCCACAACATCAAATTGGGCGATGAGGAAATCTCCAACTGCTCCCACTATTGAAAAGTTCTTTACGATACAGCCTACACCTTTGAGTTCATATCCGTCATCAGCCTGAGCAATAATGGTCAAGGATTTTGAAGTGTTAGAAGGTGTATATTCTGCATATCCATTCACATCATCCACAGTTTCACTGAATCCTGCCGCTTGTAAGAACCTTCCCACTACCGGAGCCTGATTTGCACCTGCACCTTTCAGGTAGGTCTTAAAGGAAAGCTCCAGCCATCTTTTACCCTCGATTACATCCCCAACCTCATTGAGATATTGAGGATTCGGAGCTTTTTCCAATACACTATGAGCAGGCTTAACACTGACTTCAAAAACCTCGATTACATCAGAACCGCTTATTGTGGCTTCTGACCCGTAAGTGGTTTCTACAGCTGCATATAAATTCCAAAGTTCTCTGACTGCCATTTTACTTTACCTCCTTTTAAAAGTTTCTAACATCCCTGTAATACTCCACACGCAGCTCAATATGAAAGCTCCCGTGTGGAGTCAAAAGCCCCTCATCTGTGTTGATTGATATAACATAAGTTCCTTTGACATAAGACAAGTCATAATCCCATTCTGAGAGTAAGACAGTTAAAACCTCTTCCTCAAACGCAAGAAAATCATCGAGATTCTTATAAGCATTCTTATAAAAACAATCTATCCAGATAGTCAGCTCGCAATTGGGTCTTTGCGTATCTGTCCAGACCTCATTGCCGATTGATAATCCTATCACTTTCGTTTTTGTCAATTGTTTATTGCCTGCAGTGGGATGTCCATCCACAATTTTTGTATCTGTCAGGCTTGATACCAAAGCGCTTTTTATTGCTGAATAAATCTCATACTTTCTACTCACCGAATAACCTCCTTCCAAGCTCGTTCACTAATCTTGTCATATCTGAACTCCTGTAAAAATGTATTGCTCCCTTTTCTCTAAAATCATACTTGCGTTCAATCAGTTCTGAAGCGTAATTAACATTAGTCCCCACCTTGATACTAAATCCCATGATATTACGGCCTTGCTGATAAATCCCATCCTGACTAACTTTTGAGCCATAAGAACTCCTCAATCTACCTGTTACCACACCGATTCTGGGTCTGGGATAAATGGGATACCTTCTCCCTGTTCTTGAAATCCTGTAAGGTCTCCCCGGATCAGTCAGATATTCTTCCTTTGTCACTTTTACTGTTCCCATTGCCCACTTCTGCAAGAATGTCCAGATAATTTTTTCAAAACGGCTGTAATTCCTGTGTATCCACCTTGCTACATCGTCAGCACCTCTTATCTGCACTGCAAATACTCTATCGTTCATAATTTCCTCTTGTACCTGTCAAGCACTACCTTAATCTCCATCGGTAAACCTTCATCTATGTCCTGAATATTTATTGTCTCACCGCCTGCATGAACAGCCTTCAAGCCGAGTCTCCCCTGAGCAAATGAGTAATACTTCATTGCAGCAAGCTGTAAACCTGCATAATAGAGGTCAGAAAGCTCTGTTTTGATTTCATTGGTGCTCTCATTATAGGTATATCCCGCATTGTAACTGATTTCAGCCTTGCAGTAATCAATACCCTCGTCAGTGTCTTCGTCCAGGAGATAATTAAACTTCAAGGTGATTATTCCGCTTGCACTGTCAAGCTCATGATAGTCACTTGTCACAGTTGTGCCATCGATTTTAAGAGAACTGACAGAATTCACCGGATAATGTCTCAGAACCACAAAGTCTCTTTGAGAGAGATTAAAATACTGTGTCTCGGTGTAATCCTGAGCAATAAAATCACGATTACAGTAACTCTTGATATAACTCCATGCTGCATTAAGAGCAAGATTCAGAATATCATCCTGACTTGTATCAGAAGCATCTATTCCAAGCAAGGCTTTTAAATCTGCAAGCTCCAGAGGATTAGTCATTATTTAGTCTCCTTTGCTCTCCTTATCATTTTGTCTTTTTTCTTTTTTACTTCCTTCACAGGTTTAGGCTTCTCAATTATATCAAGATATTTCTCACCAACAGCTTTGACAAAATCTTCGTCTACTTCGTATACCTTTCCAGGCTGATATAATCTGCCATCATACCATATTCTTGCTTTTGTTTTTATCTTATACATTATCCTCGCCTTGCCCTTTGCCAGCCCCATTTTATCCAGCATAGAGCATGACGCACATCCTCAATAAACCAGACAACATCTAATTTCACGCATTCAAGCCAATCTTTTACTTTTTCTTTAAAGTTCATCTTCGCTTTCCTCCTTTATTCTTTTTCTTAAACTTATAAATAAAATTCCCGCACTCGCCACCATCAAAGGGTCCGTTTATAGTGCATTTGCCCTTTACATAGTCAAAAAAGACACATAAATGACAAAGAGAGGTCGGTTGCAAAGGATGAGGTTCAGGGATGTTTGCTCTCTCAATAAATTTCTCCATCTACAATCCTCCGTAGTTCTGCTTTGAAACTTCCATCTTGATTATATCTGATAACAGCGAACCCCTGTGTCCAGTTGTTCAGGCGAGCGTAGTCCAGTTCCTTTGCTAAATAACCTACCGCACCGCCCCAGTAATTTTTGCCGTCGATCCGTTTGAAAGTTTTGTCTTGTGCCCGGTGAAAGTGTCCCACTATAAAATGGTCATGGATATATTTCCACATAACATTTGTAATATATTCAGGTGCATAAGAGCCACCACTCCGTTCATGTCCGTGCAGGTGCCATAATTTTCCGATTCTAAAAGGTTGTGTAATGTATTCTATGTTAAGTCCTTTCAGGTTAAGCTTTGTTTCAAGCAAATCGTCAACAAGGTCATAGATTTCGTTTGCGTTCTTCATTATGTATCGTTGCCATCTCTCCTCATGATTACCCTGAGCATAAATAATCCGTGCTTTCGGAAATCTGTGTCTTAAATCTTCGAGGAATTGTCTTGTCTCTTTGATTTCTTCTTTAACACTTTTGCGTGTAGGATTCTTAACAAAAACAGAAATCTTGTAGAAATCAAGCAGGTCTCCCAATATCGTGATTATATCAGGCTGCAACCTATCTGCGTAATCCAATACTGATTGAACCGCAAGGTCATCTTGAAAGGGTATGTGTAAATCAGCAATGAGTAATTCAGTTTGATAGGGTTCTGTTATATCAAAACTCACAGGTTGTAATCTAATAATGTCCCTGTTTTCTAAAGCAAACAGCAAAAGCTTTGCTGTGTTATCGTTTATCTGTAGAGCGTCAGAAAGCTTTTTCCTCGATAATTGCTCCCCTCTCCTGATGAATTCCTGTTCGAGAAGGAGAGCCTTATTCCAAAGATTTCTGTCAATCTTCATCTACCCTCCTTGTTTATTACCCAGTCAGGGATACCAAAAGACTCCCTGACCAATTGTCTAAATTTTGGATTGATAAAAGCCTCTGCGGCAATATTGTCTGCGTGTGTTTCGCCCATATCGGGAAAAACCCAATGCACCACTTCGTGGGCTAAAACAAAATAAAAGTCATCAATGCTTTTAATGTGGCGTGGATTCA